CAGGGGGTGTGCGCGCAGCGCCTTGAGGCGCAGGCTGGAAACAGTGTTGGAACCCTGGGAACTTTCGTATAAGGGCAGTGAAGGCGCCCTTAGAACGATTGCCGTATACGAAGAATTTGTCACCGTCGAAAACGACGAAGAGCCTGATGCGCCATGCGTGATTGCCCATGTCGGGGAGGTCACTCAAACCGACGATCAACGCACAGGACTCCTCACACTCATCGCTCTCGTTTATGCAGAGGATTCCGAGCAGGGTGTCAGAGACGCAGAAAATCTCATCGAGGCCATAGAAACTGATCTCATTGCGAATCCCTGGTTGGACGAGCGATATAAGCTGATTGGTCCCTGGAAAACGAACATCTCGGGGAACACATTCCCGATTTTCTCTTCGACTCTAACGTGTTCGATCGAAATGCCTGCCGTCCGGTGCGTTCTTGGTCCGGACGGCACACCCCTAGAGGTCTAAACAATGACTAAAAAAACAGCATCCGAAGTATCCGAAACGCCCGGCCCGCCCACCGAACAACTTTTGCCGATCGTAATCGTAACAATCGCAGACGGATTTGCATACGCGGCAATAACGTACGACGGGCAGCCGGTTGATGGCGAGGTGCGATGGTGGGCGAACACCAGATATCAACGGACCGACGGAGGTGTGGCGCGTATTTCGACGGCGGACCCCCGCGAGTTTGCGTTAACATCCGTCCGGCGAGGTCCGCTGCGGCCGTTTTGCGTTACCGCGCGAGTAAGAATTGACAACGATTACGTCTACAGCAATTCGGTCGATGTCTACGTCGACAATGGAGGACTACGCTAATGTCGCTATCCCATGGAGTCTATTCGAGCGAACAGGCGACCGCCCTTATAGGTGTCGTCGAGTCGCCTTCCGCGTTGCCGATCGTGGTTGGCACGGCGCCAATCCACACGGTGCCCGGCGCCAACCCGAGCGTCGACAGGTTGGAGAAATTCACCTGCTGGCAAGATGTTTTGGACATTTTTGGCTACGTTCACGATTTTGATCGTTACACGCTGATGGAGTTCCTCTATGCGTGGTTCCGGCTGTATGGATTCGCCCCGGTCCTGTGCGTCAACGAGTTCGACCCGTCGGCGGTTGTCGGTGAGGCGACCATTACGGCGGTGACTTTGGCGAATAATGTCGGCACGCTTGCCGTCTCCGGCGCCCTGGTATCGGCTGTTTGTGTCGACGACGAGGGTGTGACTGATTATGTCGAAGGGACATACGACGACTACACGCTGGCCTATGATGATAACGGCTACGCTGTCGTCACGCGGCTGGCTGATGGAGAAATTCCAACGAGCAGTTCTATTGTCTACGTTGAGCATCAGGTTATTGACGTTGACAGAGCAGGAATCGATGAGTCTGCGATAGTCACCGGGCTGGAATGGATTGAGCAGGCATATCCGCAATACGGAGAGGTTCCGAGCCTCATTGCCTGTCCGGGATATTCCCAGGATTCGACCGCCATGGTGGCCATGGTTGGCGCCACCGAGCATGGCGGCGGCTGGTATGCCTATGCATTGACGGACGTAGACAGTTCATCTAGCGGCGCAGATGCTTTGTCTGAGGTGGCCGCTTGGAAATCTACCAACGGCTATACTGATGCCGGACAAGATGTATTGTGGCCGATGGTTACGATAGGGAACGATACGTATCATTTGTCGACGATAATGGCATGTGCGCTGGCCAAGAGCGATCACGAAAACGGCGACATGCCCTATGCTACCGGATCGAACTTCCCGCTGCCGATCTCCGGTGCAGTTACAGAAGACGGAACATCTGTTTGGCTCACTGATGAGCAGGCGAACGAACGCCTGAACGCTTATGGTGTAACGACAGCGATTAACGACGGTCCGCGAGGCTGGATTACGTGGGGCAACCGGACCGGTGCCTATCCCGGCACCACTGATCCGAAAGACATGTGGCGCAACTTCAGGCGCATGCTGGTGTGGTTGAAAAATACCGTGCGTCTGACCCTCAAGCAAAAGGTCGATGAGCCGGGCAACCTCAGACAGATCGAGAGCATTATCAACACCCTGAATATTATGCTCAATGGTTATGCCGCTCAGGGGGCGCTAATCGGCCAACCCAAGGTCGAGTTCAGGCGAGAGCTAAACTCGACGGTCGACCTGCTCGATGGAAAATACACGTTCTCTATCAGCGTTTGTCCTCCAACCGCAATGGAGTCGATTACACTCGACTGGACTATTGACGTGACTCAGCTGGAAACGTTATTTACGGAGGTGGCCTGATGGGATCTGAACAGGCGGTTATCCAATACAATGTGTATATCGGCGACAGCGCAATTCCACTTGATGGTGTGACCGATGTGTCATTGCCGGAGATGAAGCCGATTGAAGTTGAAATGAACCCGAGTGGCGTTGCAGGAAAAATGAGCGTGCCTCTGCTAGGACAGTTCGAGGCGCTCACATGCACGATAAACGCGGATGTGGCATCGATGAATGCTATAACCGCTGCTCTCCAAAACTCGATCAAGCTGACCGTTCGATTTCCGGTGCAGGTCTATGACCAGGCCGCAGGCACGTACAGCACCAAGAGCCGCTCGTACATTATGCGAGGCAACGGAGCAGGTCCGAATCTGGGCACTGTGAAAAAGGGCGAGGCCATGGGAAATGCTCTCGCGTTTACAGTCAACTACATCAAGATTGTCGAGAACAACATAGACATAATAGAACTCGACAAGTTCAACAACATTTACACGGTCAACGGCGTGGATTTGCTGGCCGATGTCCGCAACGCGATCTAAAAAACAACAGATAGAACGGCCACGAACGTAGTGGTCAACATAGTACGGGTCGCTCTTCGGGGCGGCCCGTGCTGACATGGAGGAACGAGGATCAATGAGCACTGACAAGAAAATCCCGGACGAACCGCAGACCGACCCCGAACCCACCGCAGTTGATCCGTTGCGACACACAGTAAGCCTCCGTTACCCGGTTGATTTCGAGGGTCGGAGTATCGACAAGATAGAATGGACCTAAGAAAAATAAACGGGCCTGCTCAGTTGCGGGCAGAGAAGCGCTTTATGGCAAATGGTGGTATTCCGGGGAGCGGACGAGCCTCCGATGAATACTGCTGTTATCTCATATCCGAGGCATCCGGTTTGCCTTACGAGGCAATCACGATGCTGATCGGGCCTGATTTTACCGGGGTTATTCTGGTGATGCAGAATTTTTTACTCGATACGGGTTGGGCCTAGAAGGCGAAATAGAGAGGCTCTGCATCGATCTAGCCAGACTGACCTATACACCTATACCGTTTTTTTGGAATTTACCAATTACAGACCTATATCGCTGGGCTCTAAACGTTGCCGAGGTTTTCAAAGATGGCTCGAAATCTCCGTGAAATGATGCTGGTCTTCAATGGTCGGCTGGGCGAAGGTTTTCGCAGCGCCACCATGACTGCCGCTCAGAAGCTCGAAAAGGTCAAGGGCGATCTGCGCTCGCTGAATGCAGCCAAGCTCGATATCGCCAAGTTCCAGCGGCTTCAAGCGTCGGTAAACAAAATGGGGCACGCGTTCCTGGAGGCCAAATCTCGCGAGAAGCTGCTTGCTGCTGAGATCGCGGCCACAAGCAGTCCCACGAAGAAGCTCACCGCCAATTTCGAGAAAGCCAAAGCAGAAACCGCCAAGCTTCAAGCGGGGCTGCGTGGTGATGGGCAGGAACTTCTACGGCTGCGTGGGTCACTCAAGGCCGCTGGGGTGTCGACGCATGACCTTGCCGGTGGAACGAAGATGCTTGATGCCAGGTTAGGTGAAGCCGGTCGGGAATCGGAGCAGCTCCGTAAGAAGCTTTCGCGCCTGCAGGGCCAACAGGACAGGAACAAGCGGTCCGCTGAGGGCATGGGGCGCGGACTCAAGGGCGCATTCGGAGGGGTGCTTGTGACCGCCGGCGCATACGTCGGGCTTCACGAGCTTGCCGATGGCTATCGCGGCGTGGTTGAGGCGGCCAACGAATCGAACAGAGCGCAGACACGACTCCAAACCCTCATGGGGAATGTCCGAGGAACGACCCAAGCGCAAATAGATGGTATTCAGACATACGCCGCGCAACTCCAGAAACTCACGGTCGTCGAGGACGATACGACCGTAGCCGGAGCCTCGCAGCTAGCTACGTTTCAATTGCAAGCCGACAGCATAAAGAAACTGATGCCATCCCTGCAAGACCTCGCTGTTGGGCAGCATGGTGTGAATGTAAATCAGGAGCAGATTATCGGTTCGGCCAACCTCATCGGCAAGGTCTTCACTGGACAGGTCGGAGCCTTGAGGCGCGCCAGTGTGTCGTTCGACAAAACGCAAGAGCGCATACTCAAAACCGGAACCGAGGCCGAGAAAACGGCCATGATTGTCGAGGTCCTCAAGCAGAATTACGGGGGACTCGCAACGGCGATGGCTCAGACTGATGAGGGCCGTCTTATCCAGATGCGAAATGCGCTCGGCGACATTAAGGAGGAAATGGGCAACAGTCTGCTCCCAGTTCAAACCAAGGTCCTCAAGG